CGATGACCAGATCTACGGGGGCAATCCCTCGGGTCACGCGTGGACGTCGCTTATCGCAAAGTTCATGATGGTGTTTGACTGGCTTGCGACGGTTGACGACCTGATGGGTGATGTTCTAGAGGACATGGAGGCATACCTAAACCACAAGAAACCTCTGAAGACCCGGAATAACGGGGACGACGGGATGTACTATGGCGAGGCGCGTGTCATGCAACAGTACATCGCGTACCGGTTCAACGAGAAGTCCAACCCCGGCTACTTCGTCTTGAAGCCCGAGGTTGGTCAGGTGTGGTCCGGCTACCTCTGCTACCGGAAGCCCGACGGGTGGTTTACGGCCTACCCGCGCCTCCATACACCGTTCTCGAAGATGTTATGCCCGGAGCGGTCCGCCGGGAGCAATTTCAGACCGCACTTTACGGTCGGGATCTTGCAACGGGTGCTGGAGAGCACTCATCCGATGCATGGTGTGGCGATGGAGATCTTTTTCCGCACGTGGAAGGATTACGCTACGCCTACGTACGGGCCGTTCATGGAGCTGATTATGGCCCACCATGAACGACTGGAGGTTCAGACTGAGGCGTTAACCCGTATCGACATGGAGGTGCTTGATAAACCAGAGCTTCTATTCTACAAATACACGGAACGTGACGTTTCTCCCGTTGTACTTTCAATGCTCTTCGAGCGGGCTCTGTCCATCGAGGAGGTTCTCCCCTTTGTAGAATCGCACTACAAGGGTGAGATTTCACGGTATGATGCGAAACATGAGGCTGATATATGGCACAAACAGATAAAGACAACCTCCCTCGCGGCGATCAGCAAGGCGAAGGAGAGCGCACAGGCAAGCGCGCGGCTCGTCCTCGCCGCCTGACCCGTGCCGAAAAGATCCGCGCGGGGATGGAACGCGCCGTCCGTAACAAGAAGCGCGCCTCGGCGATGACTAGCGCGGCGGAAGAGGCGTTGGCACGTGTAGCGGCCCTCGAGACCAACTCCACCGACGTCGAGGAACGTGTCGTCGTCGACAAGAGCGTCGTGGGGGCGATGGCAATCGGTAACGATAGCTACCGTCTCTACACGAACGGCGCAATTGACGTGGAGAAAGGAAAGCGCATCTACGAGCACAACCCTAGCCTCGTCAAGACCTATGAGGAACTGCAAGAGGTGTGCCGCATCGACGGGATTCCCCTGTTCACGGGTCTCACTGTCATCTTCGGGGGCGCAAATGAAGGTAAGTCACCGATCTTGCGTCATATCGCGAACCGTAGCCAGGGCACCTCGGTTAACTGCCGGGCCATCCGTTACGGCGAACCCTTCCCGGGTTATGTGCGGGATACCGCCAGTCTGGCCGCTGCCATCCTCGAACTGCCCTCGGATAACGCGGGCGTACGCGTCGTCACCATCGACTCGCTCAAGAACGTGGTGGGCCGGCTTGGTGGTAACGCCACATCGGGAGGTCTGTCCCGTGAGCTGTTCCCCTGGTTGAGCGATGTTAGCTCGTTCTTGGCCGAGATCGGGGTCGCCTTGGTGACCGTGCTGAACGTGTCCTCCGCCCGAAAACTGGTGGTTGACGAGGTCGTGGAGGGTCTACACTCCAACACGGTGGCCACCTGGTACGTGTCGGACGGCCAGGTCACGTGGCAATGCCGTCTCGGTGAGGGCCGTAAACGCGCACAAGGGGTGGCTACCGTCATCTGGGGGGGCGACGGACAGATCGATCGCCTTCACCCCGTCTCAGGTGACTAC